TCTTTTTCTGGAACTCTGATTGTTCGTCTTCCAAGTTCCTTTATAATATGTTTTTCTATCTCTTTTAGCTGCTCTACTGACATTTCGTCTAGAGAGTTTTTAGTTGCTTGTACTAATCTATTTACGTGTTGTTCTTCCATAATAAACCTCTTTCTGTATGTTATATATAATAATATAGAGATTTATATAAGAATGTCAATGCCCAAGGTCAACTGATTACTATGAAAAGAAGGAGGAAAGTAAGTACGGTTCGGAAAGGAGACGAACCACTAACCAATGACCATGGACAAAGAATAAGATACCTTAAAGAAGAATATTTTCAAAATAAAAAAATATTTTTTAAAATATTTCAAATCTCACTCTTTCATTCTTCGACAAGCTATTATCAAAGTATATCAACAATAGTAGACAAATTATTCATTCTTTCAGTCATTCTTCGAAAGAATAACATATTCTTCTGAGGGGGGTCGCAGATCTATTTTGTATATATTTTTTATTTGATTTGGTAAAATTTCTTCTTTATAGAGGATTAATATGAAATTTAGAAGTCCAGGTGACCCCATAGTTTTAACAAAAGAACTTGCAGAAATGCGAGATGAATTAACACCAAAGCAGATAGCCTTTGCAGAACACCTAGTAGCTCAAGAGAATAGAAAGACTGCAACAGAATGTGCAATCCTAGCAGGATATGCAGAAAACTCTGCAAGAATAACTGCATCAAAACTACAAAGTCCAAAAGAGTTTCCTAAAGTTCACGCCTACATTAGAGCGTTGCAGGAAGATCTTTGGAATAAATACAAGATATCCCCTGCTACACATATGCGTAGACTTCACGAGATCGGACTTCGTGCAGAGAATCCTACACCTAATGACGTCAATGATTTTGAAATGAAACCAGACTTGAAAACTGCTTTGGCAGCAGAGATAAGTAGAGGCAAGGCAGCTGGTTACTATGAGAAAAAAGAGAAACAATCTGGTAAAGGTATTGATAGTCTGTCCTTGGAAGAGGTAGATAACTTGTTGAAACAAATGCGCAAAGAAGTTATCATTGAACACAAGGATATGAGAATTGAACCCAAGACAGTACAAGGCAACGATAAGCCTAAACAAAGCGATAAACAAATTTCTTGAAGAGGGCTACTACGTATTTACTAACGTCTGCGAACAAGGCCCAATTGATATTGTTGTTGTCAATCCTGCAAACGGAAGAGCAAGATACTTTGATGTCAAGACATCGAGAGGAACTAGGATTGTAAATGGCAAAGCAGTCGGAGGTTCTGGCAACAAACTTAAACCACAACAAAAAGAACTTAGAGTCAGACTCGTTGTTGTCGAAGGAGACGAAGTTCGCATTATCGAAACGAGAGAAACAATCAGAAAGAGGCAGAGGAAAGAAAAAAAGTTCTACTACAAAGCGAGGAAAGGAATCGACTTTTTGGAAGAATGTTAGATCGATAACTCCTAATATTTTTTGGACAAGAATAGAAACATTTGGAACACCCGGTATACCTGATTTACTTGGAGTTTTTGTTGATGATAAATTAAAACGAAACATATCTTTTTGGTGCGAACTCAAGCTAACAAAAGGAAACAAACTAGATCTCTCGCCTTTTCAAATATCATGGAATTTAAAGCGTTATTCTCTTTGCCAAGACAATTTTATTATGGCAAAGGGGGTGGAAGAGAGGGCCATTTTCTTTTATCCAGGTGCGCTTGTGCGTGAGCTTGTGACCGATTACCGAGAGGTTGAACCCTTGTTCGTGGTCCATCAACCATGGACGCATGTGCTTGAGCCTGAGATCAGGCGTGTGCTTGTGCATGTTCCTTAATTAATTTTTTTTATTTTTATTTTTTTTGAAACCCAGACCGGGGCAGCTGGTCCCCGGTCCGTCATAAATTATTACTTTTGATCCCGTTGCCTGAGCTTGTGCATGTAATCGTTCCACCTGGACTCATCAAAGTTTGGTGCGTGTCGCTTGGCGAAACTTTTGATTAATCCTTCAGTATATTCGACTGACTTGAGCGACCTAGCCACTAGAACTATGTCGGCTAGTTCTTTTAAGTGCTTCTTAGTTATTGTCATAAATTCCCCCTTTTTCTTCCTCTAGAATATCCTCGTCAAAATCTTCCATTAAATATTCTAAGGCTTTTACTCTATACCCTTGTTTAATTCTAAAGACTTTGATTTCCCCTGTGATTTCGTCAAGTAAAGGGTTTCCTTCGTCATCACTTTTATAAAAAGTAATATCGTTAATTAGAACAGTGTTCATTATTCTATCCTTTCTGTGTGCCGAAGGGAACTAGCTCGGCTACTAGCGGTGCGTGGATTGTAGAGCGCCTCCGATACTCTATGGGATTTTATATAGCACGGCAGTCGCATCCAGTCAATAAAAAAATGGTCATATTTTATTACCTGGTGAGCTTGTCACCGAGCTTTGATTCGTCATAAATTATTACTATTTAGCCCAGATCCAGTCAGCTGCCCCGAAGCTGCCTGAGCTTGTGCCTCTGCCTCTGCTTGTGCTTGAGACTGTAACTCTGCTTGTGCTTGAGACTGTGTGCTTGAGACTGCGATTGTGTTTAAAAAAAATTTTCTGGACGCCTGGAGAAATCGAGAAGACAGTAATAATTTATTACTTTTAAAAGATGTAACTGGCTTGTGACTGGTCATATTTTATTACTTTTCCCCCCGTTTTTATTGGAGTTCTTCCAGCTTTTTTAAAAGCCTTTTATTTTTTTCAATTCTATTTTTGTAATGTTCTATCTTACCTCTAATCTTTTCATTATTAGTTGCATGTCTAATAAAATATTGCCACTGATAAATTTTTCTTAAAATTTCTATTTTATCCATTTTTTACTCCGAATATTTATTAAATTAATTATATAAATATAGGATTTTTTATATATAATACAAGTCAGAATATTCAGAAAGGAAAAAACAATTATGAATATTATAGAAATAAAAAAAAGATTACATATCGACAATACTCTATGTTCAGATGAGATTATCGAATATGTAAATCAAAGACTAGATCGTAGAAATACGCCTAGTTATAAAAAAAGTCTATTTGGAATAATTAATAGACTATTTTGGACTTCGCCTTTTTTAGATTTTCAGGGTTACAAAATTTTTCATTGTCAGTTTCACAATGAAATTGAAGTAGAGGAAAATCCTATTTCTTTAAATGGAAGTGGTTGGATTTGTCAGTTAGCATATCAGCATAATTATTTTACTTGTGATAATTGCGATGAAGTTGAGCATCATGAGTATATGCGTCAAGCTGATGATAGGAACAATCAATATTGTGAAGGTTGTTACGATGATATCACAGAATACTGTGAAGATTGCGATTATAGTTATCATTCTAATCGTGGTTGCCAATGTAATGAAAGATCAAATCTTGATGAACACCATACAAAAAATCCACTTCATTCTTTAGGCAAAGAAACTTCAACAAAATTTGATGGTGTTGAAATTGAAATGCAGTGCTATCAACATCAATCAAGAAATGAAGTTGTTGAAATGTTTAGGGATTGTTTCAATCAAGAACAAACAAATGTTATTTGTAAAAGAGATGGTAGTCTTGATCCTCAAAAAGGTTTTGAGATGTCCACCACTAACTGTTCATTTGATTATCATAAAAATCATTTTTGGAATGATTTCTTTGATTTGAAACCTGCTCGATTTTGCAAGGCTTATGATGGATCGGATTGTGGTATTCACATTCATACAAATAGAAGTTATTTTTCCGAAAATAATTTAAGGGCATTAAACTGTTTTTATAACAATCCAAAAAATAAAAATTTGATTGTTGATATTGCAGGAAGAGATGAAACTGATTACTGTCGATTTATTCCTTCAGTAACATTTGATGATCCGATTTATACTCGAGGAGATGATGAAAATGGCAGGGCTTATAAATATCGTGTTATTAATTATAACAATAAAGATACTGTTGAAGTACGAATATTTAGATCGAATTTAAAACAGTTATCTTTTTTTAGATATTTAGAATTTAATCACACTGTTCAAGAATGGATAAAAGAAACTAATCCAACACGATATGAAAAAATAACTTGGGTTGAATATTTTGATTGGTTATTAAAAAACTTATCAAAGGATTTTTCTAATCTTTTATTTTTTCTATCTAAAAGAAATCATTTTGACCATTTGGAAACAATTGACGAATGGCAAGATATCTACACAAACTACAAAACAGTAATAACTGATTTTGTAAATGCTAATCAAGAATTAATAGAAAGTGAGAGTGAATAAAATGTGTTTAATTATATTAGCAAATGATGTTAAGTCTTTGGATTATAAAGACTTAGAAACTGCATACGATAGAAACAAAAATGGTTTTGGCGTTATGTATTTAGATAAAAAAGAAAATTTTATTTCAGATAAATTTGTTCCAAAAAATTTTACTGAATTAAAAAACTTTTTTAGTACTCATAAACAAAATACAAATAATCCAATGGCTTTGCACTTTAGACTTACCACCGAAGGTAAAACTAATACTAAAAATTGCCACCCATTTATTTCATTTAAAAATGAAAAAAGAACAATTGGATTAATGCATAATGGAGCAAGATTACCTATACCTTTAATCTATCCAAAATGTTCTGATACTTGGCATTACAACGAGCATTATTTAAAACCATTGTTGAAACATAATCCTAATTTAATTTTGAAAAAAGATTTTCAAGATGAGTTGCAGGATCATATTGAACA